ATGATGATATAAAAAAAATAAAAATATTTTGCTCAGAATTAAATACCTTTATGTCTATTCCTGGAGACAATTGGGATAATCGTGTTTGCAATAACTCAATCCTTAAAGAAATTGCTCCTGATATTGAACAAATATTATCTACTTATCAAAAAAAACATAAAAAAATTATAGAAGATTTTTTTAGTATTGAATTAAAAGATAATGTGCCAAGCGTTGTTATATGGAGACAGGGTGATCTTCAACCACCACATGCAGATAAAGAAAATCTTGATGGAAGCCCAAACCTATATCCTGAAAACGACATTGCTTCCTTGTTCTATCTTAATAATGAGTATATTGGCGGAGAAATTTATTTTCCAACACAAGGATTACAATTTAAATTAAATGCTGGAGATGCGGTATTTTTTCCAGGAGATGTTAACTATCAACATGGTGTTACTGAGGTAACTGAAGGAAAAAGATTTACCTGTCCAGCATTTTGGAATGTTATAAAAAATAATAAAAATATTTAATATTTTATTAAATTATTCTGGTAGTGTAAAAGTATCTGTTTCTGAATTATAAATAACTCCTGCTTGAACAATTCCACCTTCTATAGCAGTTTGACCAGTAACATCTTTAATTATAGGATTACTCATCATCATTGCATAAAATTTTTCACTTGCTGTAATTACCTGAACAACCTCATTGTCAATTATTAAAGCAATATAAAACAAGTTATCTGGCAATGCTGGAACTTCACTATCTTCTATAGCCATTTTTTCTCTTTTCTGTTATATTAATTATAGCACTTATGACGCAAAGGCTTTACCATTTTCCAATCGGACATTTTGAAGCCTCTAGTCTTGTTTTTATTTCCATAAAACAGCCACATTTTTTACATGTTTTTGTTAATTGTATTAATTCTGGGCAAGATATGCATATGTCTAACCTTTTATTTTTAATTTCAATATCAACCGACTTTGTATTTGGATTTAACAAGTCAAAAGGCGTAGTTCCATATTTTTCTTTATATTGTTGCCATTTATTTTTTTCTGACATTTTTCCCCCTTTATTTTATTACAAACAGAATAGGAACGTTGTACTTGTACAGACACATTGATAATCAGATGAACCGCTAGTGTATACTCCGTCAAAGTAACAATTTCCAAATACATTCAAGCATCCGCCTCCAGCAATAGCACATGGTTGTGGAGAAGGTGGTGGGAATGGTGGTGGGAATGGTGGTGGGAATGGTGGTGGGAATGGAGGTGGGAATGGAGGTGGGAATGGAGGTGGTGCTGGGAATGGCGGTGGGAATGGTGGTGGGAATGAAGGTCCAAATGATGGTGGGAATGAAGGTGCTGGTGCTGCTGGTGTAACTGAACTAGTAGGTGATGAAAAATCAGAGTCTAAAATAGTATTATTTAACTTTACTGTAAATGTATATGCAGTTCCATTTGATAATCCAGTTACTACTATTGGTGAACTAGATCCAGTTTGTGAAATTGAACTAGGTGATGAAACAACTGTATAAGTTAAAGAAGAATCTGGTTTACCTAAATATGTTGGTACTGTAAATGTTACAGACGCTTGACCGTTACCAGCGGTTGCAGTTCCAATTGTTGGTGTTCCTGGTGTACGACCAGCAGAAGATAATACGGGTCCTAGTCTTGACATTATGCAACTAAGTCTCCAAGAACAACCCAAGAGTCAGTAGCACGTTTAATACATACGGCAGATGACCATTGTGCTCTTAATTTTAATCCTGGAGTTCCGTCTACAGTTGTAGTTCCTGGAGTAGTTGCTGCAATAGTTACCTGTCCCGTGCCTGTTTGTAAAATTGTAATTTGTGCACCTGTTGCAAATGCTTGGTTGGCGTTTGTTGGAATTGACAAGGTAACTGCAGAAGCACTTGACACCTCAACCATTTTTCCATTATCGGCAAGAACAAGTTCATAAGCAACTGTTTGTGGGTTAATTGAAAGATTTATAACTGGAGCAGTTAAAGTTTTATTGGTTAGTGTTGCGCTATTAGTAAGTGTAACATCTGGTGTTGTCCAGGCTAGTCCTGATGCCGTTGCAGAGTTGGCTGTTAAAACGGTTCCATTACTTCCAACAGATAAAATAGATAATGTGTCATTTGCTGAAGCAGAAAGTAGGTCACCTTTTGCTGCAAAATCTGTTTTTAATAGTGCAGTTGAAAGATCAATTGCAGTTATTTGAGTTTGTAAACTATTAAGTGTATAAGCAATAGATGGACTTACAAGGTTTGCTGCATTAGAGTTTGCCGAATTATAATTTTCGTCTCCATAGTGATATAAACGAAATGCTGCCTGTATGTCGGCAGGATCTGATAATCCTGGAATTTTAGTTGGTATTAACGTACCTATTGATTCTGCTGCCATATATCACCTCATTAGAATTATATCATAAAGATATAGACTAAGACTCCTCATCTTCTAAAATTGTTATAAATAAATGTGTTGTTACTTGCCCCTCTAAAACCGCCCAATCTCCATATGGGCCAGAATCTACATCTGTTCTATGCTCAACTGCTTTAAAGTTTATAACTAAATTTTGATTGTTTCCAGCAAGAGCGGGTATGCTCATAGAGGCTGCAATTGGATTATCATTTACAATACTAAATTGAACACTAAAGTTACTAGAAGTTAGTGATGTTAAAGAGGTAATATTTGAAATAGGAATCACAATTTGTGCAATTCCATTGGTGTAGGTTGTTGTGTGATTAACTGAATAAATTGTTGGATTTAACTCTAGCACCTCAATCCAGGTATTTGCTCCAGGTTGAGATACGTATTGATATAGATATCCATAATCTGTACCTGGAGAGGTATTAATATATAGATCATTAAGAAGTGGGGTTTGACCAACTCCCTCTGTATTTGGATTTCCTGCGCCAACAAAAACTTGACTTCCACGAGTTCCTGTTGGTCCAATATCTACTAAAAGTTCTACAACTTCTGGGGGACCAAGAACTGTAATGTCATCGTTGTCTAATAAAACATCAGGCATTATACTGCACCTGTTACGTCATCTACTACTGATACTTCTCCTGTAAGAAGTGTATAAATTTGTGTTCCGTCTGTAATCTGAACATCATAAACATAAGTAGCAGCAGCAAGAGTTCTACCAACTGCTGGTGTTATTGTACATGTAACAATATCTGTTGTTGCATTCACTACTGCAGAGGCAACGGTCTGTACTCCAGCAGAACCTCTTACGGTTGAAATTGTAAAAGCAGCGCTATAACCTGCTAAATCAAAAGTCCCGCCATTTGCTGTCTTTGGACGAATTACAAATTGAGATGTGTCACCACGGTAATACAAAAAGTTATAAAATCCTGGAAATGCCATTATTCCTCCTAACTTATTATACCATTAAGAATTAACTCTGGTAGAATTATTTTTTTACTTTAAATACTTTTTTACCAATTTTAATAATTGGTGGAAGATTATCCTTTTTCGCTGATATTTTTACTATTGGCATTATAGACCTGGAGTTACATCACCTAGCACGCATATGGTTCCAATTACTGGAGTCCATACTGTGTCTGCGTTTGCACCGCTACCGCCTTCAATTATTACTTGTAAATCAAACTGTAGTTCGGCAACAATTGAGCGGTATTTAGTACCACCCCAATTTTCAGTAATGTTTGCTGGAGCAAAAATTTCAACATACCCATTACCATCGGTAGTAATAAGTTCATCTAAAACATCTCCATTGGAATCATAAGATGTAGCGCTATATGTCCAGTCTGAGGTGTCGTATGGTGTGGTTTCGTCATCTTCAAAAAACTCTACCTTTAGGGTTGCACTATCTCCACGGACTACTGTCCACTGTATGTTGGCTGGTGTTGCGCCATATTTTTCAATTGTAGATACGCACATAATATTTGATTATACCATAAAATATGCTAACCCCTAGGCGCAGTGGGGGGGGTGGGGGCAACCTAGGGGCAGCACTAAAATTATAACATTATATATTAATAGACATTATATTTGTAACAAAACGTTATAAACCAGATATATAAAAATTGTTATTGAACCGTTATAAAGGTTTGGCATAAAGTTCGAAAAATCCAGGAGTTATGGTGTATACTTAAAATATATAAAGAAAAGAATATACTGTAAATAGGTTTTTAAGATATCTTTATATATAGTTACTTAGAATGATCTTTTAAATGTTCGATCATTAAGTCAAAAATTTTTTCAGTCTTCTCTTCTAATCTTGTAATTTGGTCCTTCATCGAGGATCCATTATTGGGCTTCATTTCGTAAACAATATCTTCTACGTATTTTTTAACAATCCATCTTACGCCCATTCCAACAATTGCAAGTATGGACAATAAAGTTAAAATCATTCCTGCCCAGTCTTGAGTTGTCATGAATCCAATTATAACATTATTTATTTTAAATTTCGGCGGGAATTAACGAAGCCGAAAAATAGAGATAACAAACCTTCCACCACCTAATATGTATGACACATACACTATGGTGTAATATATGTCAAACCTTCTATGCGGCTATATGCTCTATATGAGGTTTGTTATTTAAAGTGTTTATTGACCAGAGAAACGATAATTGTTATACCTGCCAAAATTGCAAGAATTAACAAACCTCTATCTGAGTGATCATAACTTCCGCTACAACCAACCCATTCTTGATCTACGTAGCAGTCTTTAAACATACCTGCATATTGATTATTCTTCAAATGAGGTTTGAGATTCCAGGAGATTATTAACTACCGTGGTTTTGCAAGAACAATGATTACAAACCTCTTCTTCAAAAACTTTTAATGCCAAACCATTGTTTATAACTTTTTCGTTATTAGAGTGTGGGTCATAGCCTTTAGGGGTTTGTCTACTCCAGGATTCTGGATATGAAGGATTATCTATGTTATCTAGTATAGCCATGTGATTATTATATACTATATTGACCACCAGGTATTGGTGTTGTAGAAATACCCGACTTTTTCCTTGTACTCGAAATATTTTTTATTTACCTGGTTCCAGTCAGGATCGTTAGTTGACAAACCACAATATCCGCATAGCCCAGAACCTGTGTATCTATATACGTGTTGGCACATATATTGATTATACCCTATACCCTGGAAATCTGAAAAAATTTTCATTTTGACAAAATCTGAATATTTTTATCAGATGTACGATACATGTTTAAAAAAAATAAAATATAAAAAATTAGTGAGCACACTACTCTGGGTAGTGCGCCCTATCATAGTCTGCAAGGCTGCCACCATTGTCTAGGTGCGCCTTGCGTCTTAGTTGTTCAGCAGAATACTCAGACACTTTTGCGTCCTTGTATCCAACCTGAATGAATACCAACTAGCGGTGCGTCAATGTTTACTGCTGTGCCAATTGGTAATGCGTTAGAGTATTGATCAATAAACTCTAGTATTTTTTCTTTGCTTGTAAATGGCATGTCTGCCACCGAGCCGTTAACTGTTGTTAGTTTTACTGGTATCACTTGTCTCTCCTAATCAATTTAATTGAATAAATGAACGCAATAGTGCCAACCAACAACCATGTTGGTATCTCTACTGCTAAGGCAATGCTCTCGGCATATAAACCAAAACCATCTAAGTCTAAAAATAGTTCCATAACTACTTAACCTCCTCATCTAAATTGTATTGAGCAGATAGATAAGCGTTAGCCTGACTTAGTGCGTCAAGCAAGGACTTATCCTCTCTATCATAGCGAGCCTGTTGGGCTTTTCTAATATCCGCAATAAGGTTATTGTTAGGGTTATTCTTTATCATTTTAGTTTATCCTTTCGTTAGATAACTTTCTTTATACCTGCAATTCTAGCAGGGGGGTCTGACAATTTAGGGGGGTTATTTGCTAGGCTCACTGTGATTTGTCTCACATTTACTTGCTAGGCTCACGCCCCTAAATAATTCTATATTTAATTTTCTATAATGGAATTATAGCAGGGATAAGCCCAAAAGTCAACACGACACGCCGTTAATAACACGCATGTAATTAGTGATATGCACCACACGACATATCGGACATATCGGACATGCAGCCCGGCTCGGTCGGGTGTGTCTGAGAGGGTTATCCACATGACGTAGATCACATACCTATTTCACGCTCAAGTTATCCACATGACCTACATCACAAGACACAATGTCCGTTTTGTACTACTTACTGGTGAGTAAATGTCAGTGGTCGCTGTTATACTTCTAGTATAAAGAAAGTTAAATAAAGGTTATTTAACAGAAAGGACAAAATGAAAGATTTTGTTAAAAAGTTAGAATTAGAAAACTATCTTGATGAAAGTCAAGATGAGTTAAGTCTAAGACTAGATGAGTTAATCGCTCTTGGTTCATATAACTAAATATAAAAAAAATCCTAGTGAGCCTTACTAAAAAAGTAAGCAAATAATCTAGGTCAAGGAAAAAGATAAACACAAGGTTTATCGCTTAAAGAAAGGAATTCAAAATGAATTCACTAAAAAATAAAGTGTGTAAGCATACACCTAATAAAAATGCTATCTCTATCCATCAGGATATGAAATATACTTTCTGTGAGAATTGCGAAAGCAATATCTACTCTCACTATATTGAGGACAATGACTTAATGTCTTATTGGTCTTCATGGAAGGTAGGTAAATAAATGTTTTCTACAATAAAACTAAATTGTCGCATATGTGATGAACCTATTTATAGCGTTCATTTTGATACGCAAGACATAATCACTTGCTCAAATTGTTGGGAGTAAAATGCTTAACGAAATAAAAAATAAAATAATTCGTATTCAAGAATTGCGCCGTAGTAATGCGGCAACACCAATTCCAAATAAAAAAAAATATAGTAGAAAGGTAAAACATAAAAATGCAAAATGAAAATATAACTAAGCAATTTGAAAACGCAGTTGAATTAACTAATTTAACCGAAGCGCAATTAGAAATTGTTAAACAAATTTTATTAGATAAATTTAACTAATAAAAAATTTTTGCAGAAATAAAAACTCTGCAAAAAACCCGGCTCCCCTGGCGTGTCGTCCACAGCCTGTGGATAAACCTGTGGATAACTTACGTACGATGTGATTTTTCTCACACAGTTTGAGCGTCTTATTATTTGAGATTACTGGCTAGTAGGTTGTAAATGTCTGCTAATTCTGCTAAACTTACAGAGTAAGAAAATAACAAAAAAGAAAGTAGGTAGCAAAAATGGCTAACCTTTACACAATAGAAAACCTTTTACAAGGTAAACAATATCGCTCTAATTCTCTTAATGGAGAAATTATTAGCGGTGAAAAAACCGACCATTGGTTTGGTAATGATAGAGAAGCGTATCGTGTTTTAATTCGCACACCGCATTCTTATACAGACCACTATCGCATAATTGCGGTTAAGGTAGGTGAATAAATGATAAAACTTTGTGGTATTTGTGGTATCAATTCCGCTCATGTATCTAAGCATGGCATTCCCCCAATGTGTGATGAATGTATTGCTAAGAATTGGAGGAGGGTCAATGTCTGATTATCTTAACTCTCTAGATGAGGTCTATACCGACCTAGTAGCCGAGTATGGCGAGGAGATAACCCTTGCTTATCATCAGGCTAATATAAAGGAGATGTGAGGCAACTCACACTCCAACACACCCCCTATAATTGGAAAATGTCAGCGATAACTGATAGAATAATAACTCAAACAAAAACGAAAGGTGGTCAGAAATGACTTATACTGTAAAACTAGAAACCTTTAATGGTGCTGTAAAAAATATCAACCTACCTTCTCAGGGTGCGGTTGCTCAATTCATAAACACTTACCCAAACCAATTACCTGTTGGCGTATCTGTAAAAATTGCTTGTGATGTGTTAGGTGTTCGTGGCACACTTAGGGGAAAGGCGTTAGCATAATGATAAGTAGCGTAATGACTTTTAAATGCGACCAATGCAATAATGCAGGTTATATCTTTTGGGGAGATAACCTTGACTATGATGTAGAAAAATGCCAATGCGAAAATTTTGCCCTTGGAACTTTATTTACTAGCGGGGAGGCTGACTAATGAAAACAATTAAACACTACATAACACTAGAAACTGAAATTCTTAACGAAAACGATATAACTGCTAAGGCTCTTTTATCTTTACCTAAAGAAACACAACAAATTAGACTAACTGAATTAGCCTATATTGCTTTATCTGAAACAATAGAAAAAGAGTTAATAAAGTTAAATAAAAACAATTCTTTTGCTGTCTTAAAGTTGGTTAAATAATGATGACTAGAAAATCTTATATCCAAACCGCAAACATCTTAAAAGGATTTGTAGATGAAATTCCACAAAATACTTATGAGGATTTAGTTCAAGAATTTGCTGAGTGGTTTAAATCAGATAATGAAAACTTTGACTACGCAAGATTTGAAAAGGCTTGCGGAATTGATGAAATTGGTTTAATTCCTGTTGGTTCTGAAATGTGGAAGGGGTAAAACAATGATAACTAATTTAGATTTAATTGCAATAATTATTGCGCTAAGTGGTTCAATGTTGGTAATGTTTTTATTTTATAAACAAAATGTTGCACAACAAAAAGAAATTCGCAGATTGCGAAATGAATTGCGTAAAGCATTTAAAGTATAAATAAAAATTCCTGAGCAAGAATAAAAACTGCTCAAACATTTGTTCGAAAAACCCGGCGCAGGCGGCGTGTCGCAATCTATACATGACCTTTACGTGTGGTTAAGATCACACCCTAAATTCCCCAGATTAAGGCGTCTAATTGGATTTTGTCAGTTGTATCTGCTAGGATAAAGATATAAAGAAAGAAGGAACAAATGGGTAAAGTAAAAGAAGCACTAATGGATATATTAGAGCATGACCTATGCTATGGCTATGGTTGGTTATATCAAGGAAATAATGTAGACTTTGATAGTGAGGTTTGCGAGTGTAATCCTTACGCTATATCTGCTGATGAAATAATGGAATGGAAAGGACTATAATGGATAAAGAATATACTTATTCACTTACTACTTCATATGATGGAGAGTTAATAAATACCCTGCGAGTTAGCGATATGCTAGAAGCAGTTAGGGCTTGGGATAAATGCGTGGACTATGGCTTTGCTAAAGAATACGCAACCTATAACTTGTCTGACCCAACAGGTAAGATGTATACTAAAACCTTCTACACTAACGGAGAGGTCGTAATTAAATAATGGGAAGCATAACAGCAATAGGTTTAGCAGATACAACGCTAGACCTAGAAACACAATTAAAGTATCACCTGCAAGGTAATCATTATCCACCAATACCAACAGTAATGGTTCAGCCATGTATTGAGGCTATTGACGCATACTATGAGGAGGATTATTCTCGTAGAATAGAATTACCAGTTGTAGATGGATTTCAAATTAGTTGGAAAGGCAACACTTGGACTACCGCCAGCGCATTGGTATCACACGCACACCTAGAGTGGTTCATTGAGCCAGCAGATGAGGACTTATATGAGTAAAGACTTGCAAGATAAGTTAGACGCAGTTGCTAAAATTTTAGAACCTATCCTATGGGAAACATTAGCAGAAATTGAGGCTGAATAAATGGCTGCTACAATGATGAACATGGAATTAAAGAAAATAGATATTCTCAAACCTTCTATGATGATGGTTGGAGATTTTATTAGATACAATGATGAGGTAGTTGAAATACTTTCTCTTGAATCTGATCCTGACCAATACTTTTGGTATGCAGAATATCAAAATGAGTTTGGTGAAAAAGATACCGCTCAGTTAGTTGATAATGAATACTATGATTGGTATATTCACTTAGAATAATTTTTCTGCACTTCCCCGCAGAAAAACCCGGCCCTGCCCGATTTGTCCGTTTTGTACCTTACGTACACTTGATATTTTCTCCACATTCTGCTAAAATATTTATATGACAACATCACAATTAAAAAGATCATTTGACAGAAAGGTTGCTAATCTTGTCACAAAAAATGGAAAGCAAGCCGCAATTGCAAACACGTTCGGTCTTCCCGCTGGAAAGAATTATTCATGCCCTGGTGCCACTAGTGTTTGTGAAAGTGTTTGCTACGCAGGAAAACTTGAAAAACTCTACAAAGCCGTAAAGGCAAACCTAATACATAATTGGGAATTATTAAAAGACGCTGACGAATCGACTATGATTGATCTATTGCAGAATATGATTAATGATTTTAAAAAAGATTGTGAAAAGAAAAATGCGTCATTGTTATTTCGTATTCATTGGGACGGTGATTTCTTTAATGACACGTACACCAAAGCATGGAAACAAATCATCCTTAACAATACAGATATAAAATTCTGGGTATATACAAGGGTACAGCCTGCAGCGGTAATGCTAAAGGATATTCCTAATCTATCCTTATACTATTCAACAGACAGCGAGAATAAGCAGATAGGCGTTAGTTTAAAGAAAGATCATGGGGTACGCCTTGCATACCTTGCACAGAATTTTGCAATAGGTCAGGCAGATATGAAGGAGTTATTTAATCGACCTGGTGCTAAGTGCCCTGAAAACCTAAAAGCCATTCCACTTATCTCAAGCGCTGGCTCGGCTTGCGTATCTTGCGGTTTGTGTGTATACTCTAAGAGCGACATAGTCTTTTCATCATCTAAGAAATAAGGGGCATATGGAGATACTAATAGTATTATCACTTATATTCTTATATATCCTATTCTCAGGCATGGGGCATTAGTGTGATGTATCTCACATCTCAATATATGAGATTATCCATGAGATAATTTGTATTTTTGACCAAAAAATGTTAGACTTATACAGTAAGCAAAAACCAACAAGAAGGAGAACCATGTCCGTATCAAACGCAACATACAAGGTAGGCGACACCTACACATCACAAAAATCAAAGGTAGTAGGAACTATTACCGAAATTGTGCCAACTAACAAAAACACAGTTAGAGTTAAGTTAGATGTTAATGGCTCAACTCGCTGGACAACTTGGACAGCAAAGAACGCTTAATCTTAGCCTAGTGGCTAAAGTCCTGAGCATGACGAGAAACTGCTCAACTCAAAAGCCCCACTAACAGAAATGGAAACCCATCACAATGGCAAGAAGCAAACCCATCAGCGTAAAAATCGCTACTGCTAAGGTTATTACAGCCTTAGAAAATAGATTAGCAGAGTTAGAGGCTAACTATAAAACACAAGACGAGAACGAAGCAAAGTTCCAAGTCGCAATAGAGGCTTGGAAAAAAGAACTATTTGCTTTTGCTATCGCTAATGTTTCTAAGGCAGAAAACCTACGCACTAACTATCGTCAATGGTCAAGCAACCTTAATGTTGATTTTGATTTAACAGTTAAGGAAGGCGAGTTCCCTGCTGAGCCTCAAAGAGAGTTTGAGCAACTCCATGCTCATACCTATCGTGAGCAGAAAGAGGAAATGGAAAACGCTATCCGTATCCTCAAAATGACCGACGAGGAAACAGTTAATACTAGCACATATAACGCTATCGCAAGATACTTGTAATAGTTTGGGGGTATTTGACTATGCCCCCAAAATATGTTAGACTAAATAAGTAAGCAACCACCACAACAGAAAAGGAAAATCATGACACTAGGCGGATACACATACCAACTAGGTGATTTATTCACCACTAGTAAAACAGGCGTAACTGGTAGAATTGTAAAGTTCTCACCACTTAACTCTAAACTTACTAGAGTATCACTACAATTAGCAAACGGCTCTCGTCGTCTTGCTATGGTAAGCACAACTAAATAAATAATCTTGGGGTAGGTTTGTAACGTGTAATCACTTAAGTCCCTGCCCCAACCATATTTATCTCTGATAAGCACTTGGCTTAATTGCTAAGTTATTCCTGAGATAAGACTCCTGAGCATGAGTTCTAAACTGCTCATCTTTTAATTGCCCCCGCAAAAATCCGGGGCAGCGTGATTTAAATCACATCTCATTATGTGAGACTAATTAAGAACTGAACTTGCATTTCCACAATCTTGATGATATTATTGTATTAACAGAAAAGGAACCCCTAATGAGCGAAGTAATGACACAGGAGCAGTTATCTGTTCCATACAATCCTAACCTACTTGTTACGTACAAGTATGTTCCAGAAACATATGCAGCACCTGAAAGCCCTACATTCATGACTGATAAGGTTACTCAGATTGAATGGGACCTACATAACGGTCGTACTACTCAAAAACAATTAGCAGAGAGACGCTTAGATATAAGTTGGTTAGAGGAACAAATTGTAGAATGGTATGACCCTAACTATACTAAAGAAGAAGTGTTGCAAGCAATCATAGAACACTTTGGGTTTAATCCAACTAAGCAAATTGAAGTTCAAGGTACCGTATCGTTCAGCGGAACGATTAATATTCCACTGTCAGAGATTGAAGACTTTGACCTTAGCAATGTAACAATTGATGTTGATCTAAGTTCATATGAGTATGACGCAGATCTTAATGTGGACGAAGTATCTTTGGAGGACCACTACTAAATTTGATAGGGGGCTATCAACGTCGTGGGCCAAGACGTAAAACTGGCCCTAACAAAAACCCGGCCCCGCCCTAAATGTCCGATTTGTACCAATTAAGAAGATTAAACCATTTTCCCCAATCCTAGTTGACATTGTCAGCCATGACTGCTAAACTTAGTTAAAACAACCGAAAGGATAAAAATGGCTCATGATTTAGAAACTCAAAATGGCGTAGCAAGTTTTGCATCATTTAGAGAGCCTGCATGGCACAATCTTGGTACTGTATTTGATACTGAGAAAAATACAAGTGAAATGCTTGTTGCTGCTAATCTTAATAATTGGAATGTTAGACTAGAGGATTTAGAAATCCCATCTAGTTTAGTATCTGACAAACAATATCAATATGTTGTTCGTACAAATCCTACTGATAAATCTCAAACTGATGTTTTGGGAATTGTTGGGCAGCGTTATGTTCCACTACAAAATGAGGATTTATTTGCCTTTGGCGATAACATTCTTGATGGTGGTGGGCGTTGGGAAACCGCTGGCTCAATTAGTGGTGGGCGTGTAGTATTTGGCTCATTAGCATTAGAGCGTGAAACTGTATTAGACCCTAATGGCGTTGCTGATGTTGTAAAGACTTATTTACTCATCAACACTTCACATGATGGTTCAATCGCTATTCAAGCAAGCATAACACCTGTTCGTGTTGTGTGTGCTAATACTCTTAATGTTGCACTAAACCGCACTAAGAAAAAAGATGGCGTAAAGCAATCTTTCAAAATCCGTCATACCCAAACTGCTGAGGGCAAAATTGCTATTGCTCGTCAGGCACTAGGCATGGCTAACGCTTACATGACTGAGTTCGATAAGATGGCTCATGCTATGATAGCAAAAGAAATCTCAGCACAAGATTTCAATAACATTATTCTTGCTGCTTATCCTAAGCCTGAATTAGATACTAAGGGCGCAGTAAAGAAATGGGAAAACAAGGTAGATATGATTAACGATATCTATACTGGTGAATTTAACGGAATGATTGCTGGTAATGCGTGGGGTGCGTTCAATGCGCTAACTGAGCGTTTAGACTGGTATCGTTCATCTCGTAGTGCAAATGGCGAAAGCATGTTTGCTGCTGCTTCTGGATTTGACCCTGCTACCAATGCAGAAAAAAATCGTTTGCTAAGTATTGTTCAAAATACTTTACAAATAGTTTAACAATAAAATCCTGAGCAAGATTTAAAACTGCTCATCATTGGTTCTGTAGCATAGTTGGTTAATGCGCTACCCTGTCACGGTAGAGATCGTGGGTTCAAGTCCCATCAGAGCCGCCCCGGGTTTTCTTTCTTTAAATAATAACACATGATTGCTTCATTAAGAAAGATTGACTTTTTCCCCAGTTTCCTGTAAAATATTAACATGACCACAATTAACAAACCACTAACCATAGACGGCCTAATAATGAATATATATGAGGACAACTCTGAACATTTTGACTTTATATATAGCATGAATAATGGAGACTGCGATTGTTGTCTTCACTTTGCAATGAATTTGATTAAGGAGTATGATAGATAATGTTAGGTTATACATATAAAGATATACAGGCCTTTGGTAATAGTTTAACTTGGGCTATTGATACCGCCAAAAACCAGGGGGATGAACAAAACTATAAACAATTACTAATAGTATGGGACTTCTTTGAGGGACTACTAGCAGAAGGTTACATAGATGAGAACACATACTATGGATAATGGCGAGATCTTAGATAAGATTATAGAACTTATAAACACAGACGGAGAGATCATGTCTGATGAAGAGGTTGTTAATAATATTAGGGGACTTCTTGAGACTAACCCTCAAACCTATTGGGGAGCAAGCCAAAGCAGTGTGATGTAGATCACCTTACGATATCTTGTAATTTTTCCCAGTTCGTAGTAAAATTGTATTAAGAACCTAAAGAAAGAGACCCAATGCCAAACCTTATACAACTTACAGAGGATGAATGGTTTGAACAGTTCAAGCCTATCCCAAACCATTTAGACGAGAATGCCTCATTCAATGACGGTGAGCACGGCTATATGTTTGAGACATATGGTGATGAAGTAGAGTTTGTTAGGGACCATGTGTTCTTACATCCCAACACTGTATGGACTTACTATGACGGAGATAACGGTGGTACGTATATCTCTGACGGTATGCATATGGTTAATAGGATTGGTTACTTTGTAACTACCGTTCCCTATGATGACAGCCAGTATTATCAGATACAACTAATTGCAGGAAAGGACGACTAATGCATACCCTACACTATATAGCAGTTGAAGCAGATAACAAGCAAGAGGCTTTTGACAAAGTTGTTGTAAGCCTACAAACAAACGAAGACGGATACCGCATAGGCGATTGGTCAGATTGGCACGTCGTTGGCGGAGGAAGGTGGAGCACTAATGCACAAAAATCTAAAGACTTTATGGACGGTTATAACCATGACAGTACTGATGTTATTGGCTATGCTAAAAATAAAGAAAAGTTCCAAGAAGTAATTAAGGACATCTTACGCTTTCGCTCTCAGAGTATGAACAGGAACATAGTAGAGATTAAGACTGATAAGTTTATTAGTCAAATGGTCGACTATGCTTCAGAGGGTGGGAGAGGTCCCTGGAATGGGGATACTCTAATGAATGTTTATTCTATCAAACAGGCAGCAGAAATGCTAATGGGTTCTTGGACATGTGATAGTGGGTTTTACGATCTTGAAGAACATGTCTCCGAATTTGAGTATTTAAATGAGCGACTTGACAAACCTGATCGAGCCGTGAGACAATATCTAGTACCAGTTGACTTCCACTTCTAAGGAGACCTAATGATAAAAACAAAAGATTTAATCTTAGCAGGACATTTTGCAGTTGATAGCGGTCAGGCCATGGTAGGCGACCCATGCTATATTGATAATTGGGATACCAACAAAAATGATGATTGGAATATTGACGGCAAAGAAGGTCAATACTCTTATCATGGTGCTAGTGCTACTACCCTTGCTAATTCATATGGCGAGTTAGGTAATGGCACGGCAGTAGTATTTAATACAGGTTATGGCGATGGCCTATATCCAGTATATGTCCAGATGAACGATGACGGCAGAGTTTCTAAAGTTGTAATCGATTTCGAAGGGGACCTATAATGGCTACATGGGATGTTGAAATAATCTTTGAACCCACAGGTACTTATATGAATTTTGAATATGAGACTGACACCGAAGACGAGAACGATATTTTTAATGAGATAACAAACCAAATATCAATCATACCTGAAAGGACGGATGCATAATGGGAGCACGTTGTACATTCATATTTAAACAATCAGAGGATCTAGCAGTAGCGCTGTATAGCCATTGGGGTGAAGACAGCATGTATGTGGATCTTGCTAAGGCCCTTCAGCATGCGACGGTACGTAAAGGTGATACAGAATACTATACCCGCATGGCTATTAGTTATCTATTGCAAGACTCTATCTTGGATGAAACAGGGTTTGGTATCTATGCCTGCAATCCTAATGACTTAGGGTTTGCGGACCACCCAATATTAATCGATCTCACAGATAATACTATTAGTCATGATGGTGTAGACCACAAAGACATTGATAGTTTTATTACTTATAATTTGCCCAGCAGTGCTCTCTCCACTGTGGGGGCTTCATCAGCGGAGGTTGGGGTCACCTCTCGCTAGCAATATGGGGAGGGCGTTAACTGTGGTGGGTTGCGCTTTCCCTTTTCCTTTGGTATAATTTAGATAGGGGTTTCATGTATCGTATTAACAGAGTAAAGCGACAGACCAATGAGGAAAAGGTTGCGGTTGGAATTGGCAAATTGCTATCTGACTTTTACCTTGACTTAGAAAAGGTTGGCTATTACTTGGCTACAGCAACTCCTTATTTAATTTATCGCAGGTCATTAGAAGTATTAGAAAGCGCACAGTTCCAAGAGGACAAGATAGAGCAAAACAGATTGGGGTATGATAGTGACCGACTTCCGTAATGTATGTGAGATTTTAGGAAAACTTTATTCCGTATATAAAGATGATGAAGAGTTTAAAGACTTCATAGAGTTTAATGACTTAGGGCTACCGCTTGCTTACTTTGTTTCTGAGAACCTTTGTGAGGTAGCAGATGACGGGGCACGGTATATAACAGAAACATGGGCACTATTCTTAGCAGGGTTAAACCTAGAGGATACTGGCTTCTCTGATTTAGATGAGGTCTTTGAGAGTGCAGAGGAGAAGAACAATGGAACTGAGTAATAACTATTTAGATGAACAGTTACTTAAAGCCCAACAGTTGCTATGGTCTGGCTCTCTACATGAAGTGGACCAGGCACACAACATCATTGCTAACTTAATTAAAGATCGCCTACCAGCATAGGAAAAACCCGGTATCAATTACCAAACCTTCAAACCTTATTTACGAAAAAGACATTAAGAACCCAATTCAAAAAATCCCAGAAAGTTTGACAAACCTTCAAACCTTTATATTTAAAGATAGTATAATATATATATGAGTCCTCGTAACTACTATAGTAAGAATCGTATTGATAGATATAATATGAGTCCTTCTTTTGTATCTACCGCTTCAGGTATGGCAGAGAAAAAGGTAGAGAGGTTTGTTACTAGGGTATTACGATCCATCTTTAAGTCCCGCCGTCGCAATAAATCATAGTACTAATAGACATTACGAAGCGGGAAAAAAAATCCCAGAAATATACAGATTATTCCCATAATTACCAAACCTTTCTAGATTTTTTCTGGGGTTTTTCCTACATTTTCCTACATTTTCTGGGCATTTTTATAGGGGTTTTTTACTTGACAAACCATGGTATTGGGGGTATAATGCATGCCGCATATGGGGATAGGAAGGTTTGGGATAGGGAGGTTTGGCCGCCAGAGGATTACGACGCCATCTATAAAATCGCCCAATCCCCCACTATGCTCCACTTTCCTCCATTCTAACCCAATCTAAAAAATGTCAGTAAGGATTATCTTTCATACCAAACCTCCAAACCACCTATTTAAAAGCCTTCCAAGCCCTATTTGCGACGGTATTTAACCATCTCGCTGGTTCCCAAACCAGACATATCTGGCTATCTGAGATATGGGGATAGGGGGATATAAGGTTTGTTATTACACTGGGGATTATGATACTCCTTCTGTACCCGCCAAAAATAGGATACAATAAGTTTATGTCTAATACTGGTTGGCTGGGATCAAGGTTTGGTAAAGGGCATTACCCAAATTGGTTTGAAGCATCAGGTCAATATAACTTTGAAGAATTCTTGTCTGAGTATAAAGATAAACCTAACTTAAACTATCTTCAATTAGGTGTCTTTACTGGAGATACAAGTTACTGGCTAATGAATCATGTATTAACCCATGAAACCTCACATTTAACGGATGTTGATACTTGGCTAGGATCATCTGCTGAAAGCGATGTTCATGATAATTATGACTTTGAAGATGTCTATCAATTATATTTAAGTAGGATGCAACCATTTTCTCCTCGTGTTCATAGTGAAAGATCTACAACCTTTGATTTTTTAAATGCTGAAAAAAACAACACCTATGATTTTATTTACATTGATGCAGATCATGTTGCCAGTAACGTATTAAGTGATGCCGAACTGTCTTGGCCATTATTAAAGACTGGTGGAATTCTTGCATTTGATGACTACTCTTGGGGTGATGAAAAACCTGCTCACCTAAGACCTAAAACTGCTATTTTGTCATTTGTTGAAAAATACAAAAATGAAATAGAAACAATGGCTATGAACCATCAATATTGGATTAAAAAAATATAACTGTTTACTATCTATGGTATTACGATCTTTCTTGCTATTCCCGCCGATTTATGGTATGCTTAATGTAAACAGAAGGGAAAATTATGACAACAGAAATGATACATGAAATAATGCAAGAAATGTTTAGCAATGAAAAATCAGGTGGACTTTTCTATATTGAAAGCGACAAAGTTAATAAAATAATTCAAAGTTACTTTCCAAAGGCTTTTGAATCATTTGAACCTGCTTACTAATAATGAAATCTAAAAAAGAAATAGATTGGTCTGAAGCAGAAGAACGAGCAAGGGCTAGCCTTAATAGAAATAAATCCGCTATTGAGGCTACTGCCTTTGGGACACCTGCTAACTGGTCTAGACCTGTTTATAACAAACCTTTAATTGCTCCAGATCCTAGCGCTCCTGACACTCATGTCAAAACTCATAAATTAAATAAAAAACAACGTAAAAAATATAACAAAACCTTTGTACCCAAACAAAAAGCAAAGGCTAGAAAATCAGATGAAAGTGGTGGTTTACCAGTGGTCAATAAAAATGTTAATCTTTGGGTTGAATTAAATGAACAAGATAAAGGTTTTATATCAAATTGGAAGTGGCACAATGGGTAATGTAGATTATGACAAACCAATTAACCAGTATATCTTTCAATCTTGTATTAATTGCGGAAGGTTTATTAGGACAAAAGACAAGGTTAGATTAACCCTATTTATGTACGATCATTATGGGGAAAAGGGTATTAGACGTTGTTCTAATAAGTGGTACGGAGAGTTTGTTTATACCCTGCTAAACTGGAGGTATCGAAATGCATGAATCAATGGATACAAACCTTACTTGGGATGACGGGGATATTTGGAAAGGCTGGACATATAGCATTGAAAACAATCGTTATTACTTTGATGATATTGGAGATGAGTCTTTAGATACCCTTTGGAATAGTGAGTTCTTGATGCGGGGTAATTAGAGATACTAACCGCTATTGCCCTCTTAGGGCAGGGGAAGGTTTGTTACCTCCTATTTTGCCGCCGAACTCAAACCGTGATACACTTATAATATGAAAAAAAACAATGCGATTATTTCCCAGAAAAAACTTAGACGGTATGCCAAAAACAAAAAGCGTATGTCTAACAAACCATATCACAGCATGTCCAAATTTGAAAGAAGCCAGGAAGATGTTAGGCAGCGTATCATAGCCCAATCCTTGGCAAATGCATCAAGGTCTTAAAGTTTAATATCAAAACTTTCGTTACATTTTTTACAATATGAGGTAGGATCATGCTTGGTATGATAAGTGGTTGATACTAAAAATACCAAACCCTGCTTATGCATATCTACATACTTGGGGTTAGCGTATCCGTATAATATTGGAATTAACGGGGTATTGCAATGCGGACACATATCAAGGTCTTATCCTATATGAGTATGTATTAAGGGGATCGTAGTTGGTTCCACCAGTACTTTTGTTATACCGTGCCGCAAGTGAGTTATATCTATTAACAATATCATCAATTACGGAGTTTGCGTTATCTACCGTCCGACTATGGGCGTCTTGTTCTCTTATTAAATCAAGACGGCTGCTTGCAATAATATCACTTGTGTATCTTATGCAGTAATTGCTTTGATCTAGACTCATCTTACGAGAGTGCTTTAGGTCCCCCCCCAAAAATAACAAGGCAGTAGATAGTATTACGATTAGAAAAATTTGTACCCAAACCAAGGTTTTCATCTTTATACTCATACCCTACAATTATAGCGTATCTTGATAGTATGGGCAAACTTTACAAATTGGTAGATCTTTGCTATACTGGAATTATGGCTCATATAATTGTTTGTCCAGTATGTAAAAAACAAATAGAGTCTAGGTCTAGCATGGCTTCGCAAACCTTAACTAACCACATGAAGGAGCATAAATGAACTATGAGGATATAGTCCAGATGGCTGTTACTATGACTGAGATGGATAATGGGGTTTCTTTAAATCCCGCCGAAAGACAGGCTATGGTAAATAGAATTTTGGGCAAGGTAGAAAAAGAATTAGGTGTATAATAAAAATATGAAAAAATTTATTAAAAAACAAAAGACCAATAACCTAGTATTAAGATTCATAGGAAATGTTTCTGGATCAATCTTTACCTTTTTTCTTATTAGAGAGATTAGGGCTGAGGATAAAAATCATATTATAAGAGCAAAAATGTTTGCTAAAATATGTAATCCTTTTGGTAAAGCACAAAATAAATGGGCTACTTACTATATCTAAGATAGTTTGATATACTAGATATATGGGGAAACTACTTAGTATATTTATTGCATTTTTAATTTCCCTTGGTCTTTGGAAATTATGGACAAAGGTAGTTGATTCTTTTTATGAATGATTATTGCAATAGTTGTAACAATAAATTAATTAATGGTGATTGTGGATTTTGTTTAAATAATTCTAATGCATTAAGGGAGTTTGAAGAAGAAAATGAGTAACTGGACCGAAGAACTATCAGATGAACACAAAGAACAAATTTGGCATTTTATTGTGGAGACTGTTAAAGAAATTCGTGAACAGATTGCTCAAGACATTGAAGGTACCAGTGACCTATGGAAGGCTAAGGGTCTTAATAAGTCTCGTCGTACAACAAAAGCATTTGAAATATCTGCAGCCATAGCAAGAGGACAAAATGAAATTTAATGATTTTATCAAGAACATTTTAATTTCTGCTGTTATAATTTTTATTGCAGCAATATTTTTTAGTACTAAGGATTAATTATGAATGCAGAAGAAATAATCCAAACCATAAAAGACCAGTATTACCTTTGCCCCAACATAGACGATGATGTTTGCTATACATGGTGGAAACATGATGAGTGTGAAACATTACGATCACTTCTTTATACCGTCACAAAAGATCTAAGGTATGTAGAACCATTAAGTAAGTTAAGACCAAATGTAAAAGAGGCTATTGAAGAAATGTTAAGTGATCCAGAGAGCCAAGCATTAATGGAACGATTAAAGTATATGGAAGATAATGGAATCTAATTTAAAAACCAGCATATTAGATACGTTAGAATATTCTAAACAATTAATTATTTCTCCTGATATTGATGGATTTATGACTGCTAAGTTAATTAATCGATACAATGGGTCAGTTGTTGTTGGAGCATACGATAAAAACATTTTAACTATTGCTGATGGAATTAATCCAGAAGATTGTCTTTTTGTGGATTGTGATATGAATACGCCAGAGTTTGTCTCTATTGGTAACCATATGCGGTTGCCTTCTGACAACATTTCTATTAATTCTTTTAATCCAAACCTACACTTTGAAGTAATAAAGTATACAGATAAATTTCCTTATGCTACTTGTTTTTTAATAACATTTGCAACTGGTGTAACTACCTCTGATCTTGATAAGAATTTTATGGCTTACGCAGATTCCACATACAAGAATTTAATAAATTATGAAAGAAATATGAAGAGTTGGTCTACAAGAATATATCACAATGAAGTAGAAAGAGTGTTAAATCCAAAACCTTCTGATCATAACGAAAGACTATGGATAGAAAAAACATATCCAAAACAATCATTTCTTTCAAAACAGTTTGGCAAAACTAGATATATACAAGCACTAAATAATTCATTGGCATCAGAAAATATAGAACATTTGCCAATTATGCATGGTAAAAAATATAAAACAGGCTTAGTAGATAAGAATACTGTGACACGATATAACAAAGATATGATCTCATATGCAGAAATATACTCTGGAGAATACTCTGTTACGTATAATCAGATAGCCGATTGGGAGTAGGATTACTGTTCGTAAGGGCTAGGGTTTGTTAGTAATTCTTTAAATATATTATCAACCATTATAGTTAAACCTGTATCTTCTGTTGATAAATAAATAGAATTTTTAGTTATTTGTGCTGATCTTGCAGCATGCCTTTTGTTTTTATATACTTTAACATCTTCCATTTGACTACCCCCAACATTAAATAAATTACCATACATTGATCTCCATAAACATTCTGGATATTGGTTTAATATATAAAGTAATCCCGCTTTATGCATTGGCATTGGTACGTGTAACTCATAGTCTAATGGTTTTGTAAACCCCAACTTGTTTAATTTATTGTTTGTTGTTATAAGTTTTCTAATATACATTGATGATCCAGTAATCTTTGTAAACTTATCTATTTTTTCAGACAACAGCCCATTGTAAAATTGTTCTATTGTTTCTATTTTTTTAATAATAAAAAAATCATCATTCATTAATATAAAATTATCAGATATATCTGAGGTATCGCAAACAGCCTTTAAATTATTTACAGCATTAGCATATTTGTTATCATTTTGTTCTAAAAAAACATGATTGCCAGAATACCATTTTGGCTTTCCACCTACGACCCAAACCTTTGCCTCTGGAAAACTAAGCAAGACAGACCTAATGGAGTATCTTAACTCTTCATTTTCTCCATCACGACAAATATAAACAAAATCCATCAAATACCCCGCTTTCTTATAAGTATATCAGAATCTGGTATACTGTTATAAACACAGAATGGGTGGGATCCTTGGCTAATATAGTATTTCTAGGCAACTTTGAAGTGCCTTATAGTAGTGAGAATCATCATGCTAAGTCTTTGGAATCTCTTGGCCATACCGTGCAAAAACTGCAAGAAAAAAAAGCAGGTAGCACAGAAATATTAAACGCAGCATTAAACTCTGATCTATTTATCTGGGTACACACACATAGATGGCAGACTCCAGGATCTAGATCTATGACTGATGTACTAAAAGAATTAAAGGCTGCTGGCATACCAACTATGACTTATCACTTGGATTTGTGGTTTGGAATTGAGCGTGAAAAAGATTTAAAGAATGATGACTTCTACACAAACATAGGTCATTTTTTTGCTACAGATAAGTTAATGTGTGATTGGTTTAATAAAAATACAGAAGTTAAAGGACACTTCTTGCCTGCTGGTGTGTATGATAAAGAATGCTACGTTCATCAAGATTACGATCCACACAACTTTGAACATGACATAATTTTTGTTGGTAGCAGAGGGTATCACCATGAGCATAAATACCGTCCACAACTAATAGATTTCTTACGAAAAACATACGGTAAAAGATTCCTACATGTTGGTGGCGATGGAGATACTGGAACTGTGCGTGGAGAAGCGCTTAATCGCATCTATGCAAGAAGCAAAGTAGCCATAGGTGATAGTTTAAACATTAACTTTAACTATCCGTACTACACAAGCGATAGACTATTTGAAAGCACTGGTCGTGGTGGTTTTACTATCTATCCTCGCATCAAGGGGCTTGATGAATATTTTGAAGATGGTAAAGAAATTATATTTTATGAACATGGTAATCTTGAAGATCTTAAACAAAAAATAGATTACTACATCTTAGATGGATTAACCAGGGAAGAAATAAGGATTGCTGGTCATGAACGGACTAAAAAAGAACATACATATGTTCATAGATGGGCAAGCATATTAGAAACTTTAAACATAAAATGAAATATTTAGTTACTGGTGGTGCTGGTTTTATTGGATCAAACCTTGTTGATAAGTTAATTAGTCTTGGTCACGAGGTTATTTGTATTGATGATGAGTCTGCAGAATGTCATGAGCAGTTCTATTGGAATAATAAAGCACAAAATTATAAGCATGACATTTGTGATTATGACCTAATTGCACCACTCTTTAAAGATGTTGACTGCGTATTTCACGTAGCATCTGATGCAAGAATACAGCCAGCAATATTAAATCCAAAAAAATCTATTCAATCAAACGCAGTAGGAACAGCCAATGTTCTTGAACTCTGTAGGGTTAACAAGGTAGGTAGACTAATCTATTCAAGCACATCCTCTTCTTATGGTAAAAAGGCTTTGCTTCCAAACCAAGAAACACAATCCCCTGATCCACTAACCCCATACTCTGCTGCTAAAGTTTTTGGTGAAAACCTTGCAAGAGTTTACTACAACCTTTATGGATTAAAGACTATATCCCTTAGATATTTTAATGTTTATGGAGATAGACAACCATTAAAGGGGCAGTATGCACCAGTAATAGGATTATTTTTAAAACAACATCATGAGTCAAAGCCACTAACAGTAGTTGGCGATGGCTCTCAACGTAGAGATTTTACTCACATATCAGACGTAATAGAAGCAAACATCCTTGCATCTGAGGTTGAAAATGGATTTGGTGAAGTGTATAACATTGGGTATGGAAGTAACTACGCTATACTTGATATTGCTAATATGATTTCAAATGATATTAAATTTATACCGCCAAGAATTGGTGAGGTGCAAGAAACTCTTGCCTCTAACGCCAAGTTTAAAGATCTAACTGGATGGATACCAAAAGTATCATTAGTAGAGTGGATACAGAATGACTGAAATGATTAAGGCTACTGTTAACGGGGAATTTGAAATAATGTTACCAAAGCATCGTGCAGATAGACCAGAATGGTATCAACCACATGGTTGGGAAAAAATTAGATTAAAATCAATGCATGAAAATATTGGTAAAGGCGATGTTGTTTACTATGTTGGAGCAGAAGAAGGAGAGATGCCTGCCCTATGTCAAATGTGGGGAGCAGAAGTTGTTTTATTTGAACCTAATCCAAAGGTTTGGTCACACTTTCCTTTGCTTTGGAGTGCTAATAATTTAGAAAAACCAATTGCATGTATTCCTGGGTTTGCATCAGATAAAGATAATAAACTTGCACGTATTTATTATGGCGAGTTTCCACCAGAAGCAGATGCTCCTATTGAGGCTGCTCATGGATTTAAAGAACTGCAGTATGAAGCAGATAAATATGGTCAAACAAAAATTGATACGCTTGTATATGAAAAAAGAATGAAGCCGCCTACTGCAATTTCTCTTGATGTTGAGGGTAGTGAATGGAGGGTCCTAGGAGGGGCTGAAAGGGTCCTTAGAGAGCACAAACCTAAGATTTGGCTATCTGGACACCCAGAATTTATGATGATCTATTGGAAAGAATATTTGCATGATTTAAGACAGTTTATTAAGGGTATTGGCTACAAAGAAACATTGCTTGACTATCAACATGAAGTACACTTATATTATGAGCGATCTTAAAGCATATCTTTATTCAGTTAAACAAGAAGATTGTGCTGCTGATAAATGGGATTACGGTTTATTAAAACAATTTTTTAATAAAAATAATATTAAACCAGATAAGGTAACAATTTTACCTAACACAGATAGAGCCTTTGTTGTTATTCCTGGACCACAAAATGTAGACTATGAAGATAAAATATCTGAAGAGTTAAACAAGATAGGTAGAGTAGTTTTGTTTATTACTGGAGATGAAAGTGCTACATTTAAAGTTGATAAGATAAAGCATAAAAATATTGAAATTTGGATTCAATACCCACACAGAAAACATTCACAATATAATAAATTAGCATTGGGTGTGCCAAGAGATTTACACAAAAATTTGCCAAAGTATCAAGATAAGTTATATGATGTATTTTTTTCAGGGCAGATAACTCATCAAAGAAGACAAGAACTTGCAACTGTTATGCCTAACATACCCAATTCTTTTTATAATCCAACTACTGGTTTTGCAGAAGGACTAAAACCAAAACAATACTATGACAAAATGTCTTTATCAAAGATTGTTCCTTGCCCTAGCGGGGCGATGGTCATTGATTCATTTAGATTTTATGAAGCAATTGAAATGCTTTGCTTGCCAATAGGAGACAAGTTAGACTCAAAAATGCAAAATACAGATTTTTTTAATTTTGTATTTGAAGATAATCATTCAGTAAAAACTGTTGATAATTGGAATCACTTGGTTGACTTGTTACCTGAACTATTAAATAATTATACATCTGAAATGCATCAGATTGTTTGTTGGTGGATTAAATATAAAAGAGATCTTTTTATTAAGTTAATGAGGCAAGTAAATGCATAAAAGGGATATAACAATTGTCATGGCTACATCTGTAGTTTTAGATCATCCAAACACAAAAATGATAGATCAAACCATTAGTGATATTCGTGTTCATTTTCCAGACAACGAAATTATTATGCAAATAGATGGTCTTAGAGAAGAACAACAAGATCGTAAAAAAGATTACGATGAATACAAAAATCGTATTTTATGGAAATGTTTACATGAAGATAAAAACATATTACCTTTTATATTTAAAGAGCATAGCCATCAAACCAACATGATGCGTCAAACAATCAATGAAATTAAAACACCACTATTACTTTATATTGAAGGAGATGCTCCTTTAACTCCAGACACACCTATAGACTGGGATAAGTGCTTAGATATGTTTGAATACAATAAAGCAAATACTATTCGTTTTCATTTTGAAGCATTTATACCAAAAGATCACGAACACCTTATGTTTGGTTTAGAAGATGGGTTTATGAAAACTATACAATGGAGTCAACGACCACATCTAAGTAGAAAACAATATTATAAAGACATTGTGCTTCCAAGATGTAAAGATAAATTTTTTATAGAAGATACATTTCATGGAGCAATTCAAGATGATATATCTCCATATGGGGAATTTAATAAAGAAGGTTGGGAAACTCACAAACTTTGGATTTATCATCCTGAAGGAAACATTAAACGTTCTTATCATTTAGATGGTCGTCAAGGCGGAAGAAAGTATACTTCAGATGATGAAACTTGGGGGTACAAAGAATGAGACTAGGAATCATAGCAAGATCAGACAACACTGGTCTTGGCAATCAGACTAGAGAGTTAGTTAATATGCTTAATCCTAATAAGATTCTTTTAATTAACTCTGCCCCGTTTAATAATAATAAACAAAATCCCGATTGGTATAAAGATTACAACGTTTACTCAACCAAAAACGGTATGCCAACAAGAAAAGAAATTGTTTGGTTTTTAAAAGATGTTGATGTAGTAATTAGTTGTGAAACCTTTTATCATTTAGACCTTGTAGATCTTGCTAGGCAACAAGGAACAAAGACTATTCTTCAATACAACTACGAACTTTTTGGTAACTTAACAAACCCTAACTGGTCATTACCAGATGTATTGCTGTCTCCTAGTCTTTGGAATATAGAGATAGTAAAAGAAAAGTTTGGCTCTGTGTGTGATGTAATTCACTTGCCACCACCAACAAATGAGTCTTTATTTAATAAAGCAAAAGACAATAATCTTTCAAAAGATCACAACCGCATACTTCATATTGCTGGTAAAAAGGCTGCAAAAGATAGAAATGGAACTGAAAGTATTTTTGAAATGATCAAGCACTCTAAAGAAGATTACGAATTAGTAATTAAATCTCAAACCCCACTTAATCCAAACTGTAAAGATTCTAGGGTAAAGATTGAAATAGGTAATCCAGCCAGTAGGGAAGACATGTATGATGGCTTTGATGCAATGATTCTTCCTAGAAGGTATGCTGGTCTTTGTTTACCTATGAATGAGGCTCTTATGAGTGCCCTGCCAGTTTTTATGACTAATGTATCTCCGAATAATAAAATATTGCCTGAAGATTGGTTAGTAGAATCAACAAAGATAGGATCATTTAGAACAAAGTCAATGGTTGATATTTATGATATTGCTCCAGATAAATTTGCAAATATAGTTGATGGATATATTAAGAATAATAATAAAAAAGAATTTAAAGAAAAAGCATTATCGATTGGTTTAGAAAACTTTTCTATAGATAAATTAAAACAAAAATACTTAGAAATTATAAACAAATAAAAAAGCCAGCCTATCTCTAGACTGGCTATCTTATAGAAGATTATTTACTTCTTTTTAGCAGCCTTTTTTGCTGGTGCTTTTGCAGCCTTTAAAGCCTTTGCAACCTCAGCAGCATCAGGCAAAATACCAAATGCCTTATCTGCAGGATTGAGCGCTCTCAATGCAACGGGCGCTATAGCAGCAACAAGTGCAGCCCATAGATCCTTTGGATCTGTTACGCCTGCCATGTATAGTGCAAGACCTGATGCAAGAACTGAGCGACCATATGACGCTAGCATTGCCTTTGTCTTATCATTAATTAAGTTATTCATTATTCCTCCTAGGATATAATTTGTGTCATTGTTGTAAAGCCAATCCAAATCCCAATAATTCCTGCGACTCCCGCAAA